TGACAGGAGAGCGTTGAAGATTTCGGGCTTGCCGGCCTGCAGCATGCCTTGCGACACCGGGGCGAGGATCTGCATCAGGTTGTTTAGGTTCTCTGTCTTGGTGGCGATGTTTGGCTTACGCGCCGAGCCGGCCTCCACCCGGTACGAATACTCCCGAACGATGTTGTCGGGCGACTCGTTCTGGACATGCATGCCCCACGCCTGCGCGGCCATCGGGCCAAGGAGCGGCTCAACGTCTTGCGGGGCGATCAGCCACCGCGCCATCAGGGCCTCTTTGCGGGCGACCTCCGACAAACGGTCTTCCAGCGTATTTGCGTAATCGTCGGGCCGAACGGAAATCTGCTCGCTCTTCACGGCGGCCTCTGCCGCACTCCTGAAGGAACTTCTGGTCATGCCATAAATCAGCTCGGTCAAACCGACGCGGCGGTCGAAAAGCTCGGTAACGGCCTGGATAATGCTGAACATGTCGGACGTTACGCCCGGCATCTGGAACACCGAGATGACATCGTTCACCGAGCGACCAACTGCCTCGGAGATTTCAACGATGTTGAAGCCGCCTTCGCTCTTCTCCAGAATCTTGGACTTGATGTCCGGGTCCGCAGCCTTCGCCACGCCAATGAGCGTCTGTGAGGAAGTCGCAATGCGGGTCGCCAAGAACGACATCGCCCAGTTGATGAACCGCAGCTCCCCGATCCCAGGCTTGATCAGACTGATCGGCCAGGAGTACCCGGGCTGGCGGTGCCAATCCAAAAGCGTGAAAGGCCAGCCGTTTGGCTCTGCCCAGAACGGGATCGGCCACTGGCAGGACATGAACAGCGACTGCGGAACGCCCGTCTCGTCCACCTCCTCTTGGAGCATGGCCGGCGGAGCGTTCAGCGGGAAGTCGATCCCTTCCGCGACGACGATGTAGCAGTTCGGTCCCAAGGCGTCGAACTTGCCGCGCAGGTCCTTGTCGGCGTCCTTCAGCCGGTCGCCAAACCCCGTCTTGGAGTAGACCTCCCAGTAGCAGATCAGATCGTTCGTCTTGCCGGTCTTCTTCTTGTGTTCGTAGCCCCGGCTGCCCTGCTCGGCCCGGGTGGAGTAGGACTCAATGTGCCCCTTCAGCTCTGAGCGGTCCAGGCCGAACTTGGCCGCCACCTCGTCAATCGGCTGCACTCGCTTGCGGGCTGCCCAACGGATGTCGTCAAACTCGTCGGCGTCGGGGTCCCACACCAAGTTGTCGATGCTGTCATAGAACGACCCGGCCAACTTCACCGCAGACCCGGGCGGCTGGTACAGTTCATGCCACCACACCCCAGCCCCCTTGATGAACGCCTCGTCCACCACCTTGCGGGTGTGCCGCTTCAGGTCCAGTTCGTTGGGTGTGTAGTTCAGGTAGTCTTCCAAGAGCTTGGCGATCAGCTTCCGCCGCTCGTACATGAAGCCCTGCTGCTGGACGGCCTGCTGGTAGGCCATCATCATCGGATCCGGCATCATCACCATTTGCCCGTCAGGTCCCATGACAGGCTGGCCATCGGGCCCCATCTGCGGCACCGGCGGCTGGGGCTGAATCCCCAACAGCGCCGGGCCGATCAGCGGATAGTCCTTGGGCGTGACCGTCCGCTGTGGGTTGCGATGATGGATGACAGAGCCAAAGAGCGTGACGGCCTCAAAGACGCGGTTGACCACCATCCGGAACGGGGGCGGAGAAATGCCCTTGTTGTAGCCCCGCTCGCCCCGGGAATGCTCGTTGGCCCACATGGCATTGGGGTCCGACGAGTAGAAGCCCATGGCCTCCTTGGCGTCCTCGGTGAAGACCTTCTTGTGGGATTCGGCTTGCTTTATGCACTCCAGCCAGCGCTTGGCTATTGGGCGCAGCGGGTTTTCGTCGGGCATAGCGTCTCCTACTGACTAATGCCCCTATTTGCGACTTTTGGGGTCCAGGGCCTCAAGCTTCTTCTCCAGCAGGGAAACACGCTCGGAAAGCAGGGCAATCTTGGGGTCCTTGGCCCGATGCTCCCAAAACCCGTATTTCTTCCACTCCGGGAACTCGTTGACCCCCTCGTCCGTGACATGGTGGACAGACGGCTTGATCGTCACCCCGGCCTCGCCGGACATGGCAAACAGGGTCAGGGTCCTGGCCGACGCCTTGCAGACGATGGCCGGCACGGACGACGCGCCCTCATGAGGCATGAACAGGACAATCTCACCAACCTCGGCCTTGGGCATTTCGTAGTTCATCGATTGATACTCCCATTGGGGGCTAGGAACACACACGGATCTTCGGACTTTCGCTCTCGGGCCAGCCGGGCGGCTCGCCACTTCACCCACCACGGCTCGGGCCCGACCTGGGACGGTGGCCGGTGGTAGCGGGGCTCATAGGCACAGAGGTATTCGGCTGTCTGGCAGGCGTGGACCTCGCCCCGCGTCTGCGGCTCGTCGGTCACGTACACCTGCCCGTTGACGGTGGTCGTCTTCTTGCGGTAGCGCTTCAGCTCCCGGACGAGGTTTGGGCAGCCGCCTTCCAAGATTTTGAACTTGGTGGTCCCGTCGCCGCGGATGTGCATCATCTGCCGCACCATGGCCGTGCGGGCCGGGATGTCGTCGGAGCCCGGCAGGAACTGATGTCCCGTCAGGGCGAATTTGAAGTTCCGCTTCTTCAGCTCCTCGGAGTACAGCTCATGAGGCAGCCGGCCCGACCCAAGGTCACGCAGGGCGCCGCCATGCATGTCCATGATCGCCGCGTAGATGTACTGGTGCTGGGCCTTGGCGCAGAACTGCTCTCCCCAGATGAGGGCGTTGCAGTTGCGGATGTACAGCTCGTCATAGAAGAGGAGGAACTTCTCGTCCGGCGGCACGGCGGCAAACAGCGTGGCCATGACGGCATGCCCGGGGTCAATCGCCACATACCGCGTCCACTCAGGCGGGATCTGGCCATCCGGCAATTCCGACCGTCCCATCATGTGGACCGACGCATTGAACGTCGGGTACATGAGCGTGGACTGACTGGTGAACTCGCCCTCGGCTCGCATTTTCAGTTCGTCTTGGCCGAGAGCCGCCCACCGCTCCAGGTTCTTCTGCTTCTCCTCGTCATCGATGGCCTTGTTGTCCAAGAATCGCAGGACGAACTTCTTGATGATTGGGTCCGGCGTGCCTGCCTCCTCGGCCTTCTCGGCGCGCTCGCACAGGCCAATGAGCGCATCGTTCTTTGAGTGGGGCATGGCGGACCAGATGAACCGCCCCTTGCGGTCGGCAAGGCGGGCCTGCATTTCGCCCACCCACGCCTCATTGTTCAAGTCCTCGTCCAGCCAGCAAAGATCCGTTTTGAACCCCTGCGGCGGCTCGCCTTCGGACGAGAAGCAGTAGATCGTCCAGCCGTTGGTCAGTTCGGCCTTGTTGAGGTAGTGGGCGTTCTTCTGCACCCAGGACATGTCCTTGATCATGCGCGGCGGGATCAGCGGCGGCGCCGGCTTGGCCAGATGCTTGCGAGCGTCATCGGCCCCGTAGCGAAACGCTCGCCACGCCCCCGTCGTCTCGTCACGGATGATCTTGAACGCATCGGGGCGAAACAGGATCTTGTAGATCACCATGCCGATGTGCTGCCAATTCCGCCCGACGATCACCAGCGTGCCGTCTTCCTTCGGGTACTTCCCGTACGGGTCTTGGCCCGTCACGGCCCGCGCTGCCTCCACGGCCACGCAAAGCGATTTTCCCGCGCGATTTCCACCGATTACGATCCGCTCGCTCGCCATGCACGCATGAATCTCGTCCTGCTTCGGCATGGGCTCATACAGACGCAGGGCCTCCAGACGGCGCTCAGTGAGCGCAGCCTGAACGTCCTTCATCTGCGTGATGGCATGCTGCGTCAGACCGCCGATGGGGCCTTCAGCCTTCGGCGGAGGTGGGATCTTGGGATGCTTTCGCACGCTCGTTCATCTGCTGGGCGGTAGGCGACGACCATTCGCCGCACCAATCATTCGGGCTGGTCAGCGGGAATTCGTCGCTCTCCCTGCCCGCTATCGGCGGGTATCTCCGACACTTGCCGAACGTCGTCGCCACCCGCTCCCACCAGCGGCAGGTTGGGCACACTTTGTCCATCGACTACCTCCACTTTCTTTATGGTCATGGCCGCCTCCAAGACCTGTCGTCTCAGTTCGGCCTCCAGCTCTTCTTCACTCATCAGTTCCAGTGGCTTCTTGGCGCCCCCCATGGCGGTGTTGTCCTTCACCAGCCTTGCAACGGTGTCTAACATCTTTGTTCGAAACGCCCCGCCGACTGGGGCGTCGTAGTACTGTTTAAGGAATGCGTTCGCAAACCCGCGGACGCCGCCGAAGTACTCCATGAGGATCTCAAGGAGCTCCGAAGAGTGCGGGATGTTCGCCCCGCCAAGGCGAGAGGCTTTGACGAAGGAGTCGATGGCCGACTTCTCAATCTTGGCCAGCCGGCGGTTGCGGACCTGCTTCCGCTCACCTTTGAGCCGGGCGTTCCGGCACTTGCGACAACGGGCGTGGAACCCGTCCTTCGACTTGTGAAAGTTCTCGGTGGTGGCGGGGTAGGATTCCCCGCACTGAATGCACGCCTTATACCCCGACACTCTTCAGCCACGCCGGGGTCGGGATGTCGATCAGTTTCACGCCGGGGTCCACATTGCCTTCCCAGCATGACTTCAGCTTGTTGCTGATGTCCTTGGCGGCCAGCACCTGCGGCTTGCCTACGCACTTCGGCTTCCAGTGACCGGCCCAGGCGTCCCAGTTGCAGTACACCGGGTTGTACCCCAGCTTCTGCGTGCCTACCAAGGAAAGGTCGCGGGTCTGCGTCACATCCTCGGTCGAAGCCTTTTCCGCACAGTACTTGTCTTTCCACTCGTAGTAAAACCACGGGCGGTCGCTGTCGGTCTTTGGCTCGGTCAGATCGAAGCACCGCATGTCGTACATGATCAGGCCAGTCGGCAGGGCGCCGCACTCCTGAATGCCGGCCATCTTCACGGCGGTGTGGCGGTCGTACATCTCCAACTGGAAGTCTGGGTTGGGGTTCTCGGACACCCAGTTGTTCCAACGGAAAACGTAGACGTTCTCGCACGGCGGCGGGCCGCAGTACGGGGCGCCGATGCAGCACGGCCCCTTGGCGTAGTGGTTGACGAGGAAGTCGAAACTGCTTTTGAAGAACGGCTTTGCATCCGGCTGCCCGGCCCGCTCGTCCGGCTTCATGTCGCTGTCCACCATGACAAGCACATCAACGCCAGCCTCTCGGGCCATCATCACCGCCCGGTTGCGGGTCATGGTGATGGGCGTGTCGGACAGATTCCACACCCGGATTCCAGACACGCGGTCGTCCTTGGACAGCTCCAGGACGGTGGGAATCATCCACTCGCGCACATCCGGGTGTTCGGATGCGATCCCGCCATTGCCGCCGTAACTAAACGTGACGATGCCGACCTGGAACTTCTGCTGCATAATCACCTCGGGGGATGGTGATAGGATATCAGATTAGTGT